AATGGGAGATTTTGGGATTGTTGGGAGAATAAAAACGATGCTTATGGCAGCTTTACGAGGTTTTGTGTTACTACAGAAGAAGTAATACAGAATAGACCTATAAGCGAAAGCTGGACGCAGCACCAAAGAGAAGCAGGCATAAAGAAGATAGCAGAAGCAAAAGCAAGGCTTTCTAAATTAAAATACGCGCAGGAATTCGGTGCTCAGTTTGTAGAAGACTTAATGCAGATGTTCAAAGACAGCTTAATAGCATCCTGTATGACTGCAAAGAGACCCGACAGCGTTAATCCTTATTCTACTTACTACATGGGCGTAGATATAGGCGGGCGTGGCGGAGACCCGTCTGTCATCTCTATTTTAGATATATCTGACAAGAAGCATATAACGCAAGTAGAGAGCATAGTTTTATTTAATGAGATGACGACACAAACAGAGCGTAATGTTCTTCATGAAGACAGCCACTGGAAGTGCAAAAAGATTTATTTAGACGATGGCGGTATGGGTGTAGGTGTCTACGACCATCTTCTAGAAACCGAGCAAACGAAGAGAAAGGTTGTAGCCATAAACAATGCTTCTAGAAGTTTAGATAGGGAAAATAAGAAACTAAAGAAGATATTAAAGAATGATTTATACGACAATCTTCTGGTTCTTATGGAGCGTGGAGAAATTAAGCTGCTTGAAGACCCGGAGATATTCCAATCTCTAAAATCAATCCAGTTAGAAATAGATGAGGAGTCGAGAGACCTTACTATAACAGGAAACTATAACCATATTGCAGAAAGTCTAATCCGTGCTGCATGGGGAGCACGAGACAAAACTTTAAATATATGGTGCAAGTAGGTATATTATGAGCTTCAAAGACAAATACACAACAGACAAGACTTCTACAGACCCTAAGAAGCAGATAGTTTCTACTGATGCTTATGCTATAGGCGAAATGCTAGAGCAATTAACCGACATGATTAGGATGGGCAAATAATGGCATGGGGATTTTGCATATCAGGAGCAGCAGCAATTAAAGCAGGCGTAAATGCAAGTGCGTCACTTTTAGCTAATGCTTCTGCACTAGACAATCTTAGCAATCAGGTAGAGGCTTCTATAAATACGATAACTAGAAGAGATTGGAATACAAATCCACCTACAGCTAAGTTCTCTGGAGCACTAGCGGAATTAGCTTCTAATTTAATTGCTATGAAAATTATAAATTATGATATGTCTGGCTATACTTCGAGGTTGGAAGCATCTACAATGCTAGATGTTTTGAAAGATGGTTCTACAGCCTTGTGGGAAGCCTTAAAAGACGATAAAATAAAAGAGATTATAGTTTAACATGGGCGTACCAGTAGTTTATCGTAGGTCGGGAGAAAGCTCAGTCACAAGTTTTGATTTCTATGATATTGCAGAAGGGACAGGAATAAAGACTTTTTATGGAGCTACGACTGATAATCCAGTGACCGATTTATCGGGAGCGCTTCTTACTTCTGCAGTTTATTCTTCAGGAATAAATCCTACCAATAACCCCACTGGATGGGAGACTAGAAATAATCAAACGGCATCATGGACTTCTATAATCTCAAAGACATTTAAAACAACTTTCAATATGCCTAAATTAATAAAAGGTACTCTTTACGCAAATGTCCCAACAAGGATAGTTACTCCTAATGGCACAGACAGCAGTAATCATTATATAGATGTGACAATTTATAAAAATGATACAAGCGTAGCAACAGCGTCAGGAGCAAATATGTACTTTTTAAGCGGGACAAGCACAATAGACAACTATATGTCTTTAGTCCCTGTAACACTTCCGTTGACTTCTTTTAAGAAAGGAGATATTTTAAAAGCTAAAATCCAGCTATTCAGCAAAGGAGACGGGACTTCTATTATTCTTGCTATGGGGCATGACCCGATGGGTAGAGTACCATCCTCTATTTATTCTAATGGCACATCAAAGTTAATCGTAAATGTCCCGTTTGTGATAGATTTATAAAAATGGAGAACATAGAATAATATGATAAAAATAACAAATTGTAAAGACTGCGGGATAGAAATAAAGGGGAATGATATATTTATTTTTGACAGCCAGATGGTCAATCCTCATTATGTTTGTAAAAACTGCTATAACACTCAAATAGAAATAAGCGGAGCAGCAATAAGATAACATGGGAGAATTAAGAATAGCTAATGCAGAAATAGGTGATATGTCTAATGCAGTTAAAGACCTTTCAGTAAATTCTAAAAATATTGACGGAGTGCAAGATGGCGAGAATACATGGATAAATACTAAGTGGGATAAATATTGGGGTTATTTTAATGAGATAGCAGACTTAAAAGGGGCTATGTTAATGAAAGCAATATGGAATGTAGGAAAAGGATTTACAGCTGATAGCGAGACAATAGTAAAACTTCAGAACATAAAGGGCTGGGGAAAAGATACTTTTGAGGATATTTTGTTTAATATGGAAGTAATGCGGAGAGTAGGCGGTGACTCTTTTGCAGAAATTATAAGAGACGAAGAAACAGGCATGATACTTAATTTAAAGCCACTAGACCCCGGGACTATAAAAATAGTAGTAGACGGAAAAGGAATAATAGTCAGATACGAGCAAGAGTCAAGAATTAAAGGAAGCAGCCCTGTAAAGTTTAAACCCGAAGAGATTTTTCATTTATCTAACAATAGGATGGGTAATCAGATACATGGAATTAGCGATATAGAGTCGATTGAAAAAACAATACTCGCAGAGAATGAGAATTTTGAGGATTTGAGAAAAATAATGCATAGGCAAGCTAGACCTATGATTATGTTTAAGGTAGGTACAGATGACCCTACTAAAATAGCAGCCTTTACAGCTAAAATGGACTCTGCAGTCAATAAAGGAGAGAATATCTATATACCTGACGATGTTAATTCTGTAAGTTATGAGGTAGTACAAGTCAATATAAGCCAAGCAATTATGTCGTGGAGAGAAGACATAAGAAATAAGTTTTATAGAACTATCGGGCTGCCTCAGATTGTACCAGGCGGTGGCGGTCAATCTACAGAGTCAGAGTCTAAAGTCATTTATCTAGCCTTTGAGCAGCTTGTAGAGAAAGACCAGAGATATATAGAAAATCAAGTTTACGCACAATTACAATTAAAAATAGACTTATATCCGCCTGCTTCTATGTCTCAAGACTTGCAAGCAGACCAAAGTAAGGATGTTATGAGCGCTATGCAGCCTAGCGATACGACTGCAGGAGTAGGCAGATAATGGCATTAAAAAAAAGAGAGGATAAACCGACTCAAATGACACCGACTCCAGATTATGCAGCATGGAATGCTAAATATCCTAATGTAGGCTATGAGAAAATGCCTGGAGCAGACCCTACGCAATATAACCCTAAGGTGTCTGTAAGAGACGATGGGATGTATGTTTATGATACGGGTAAAAATGCTTATACGATTACTAAAAAAGAATATGAAAGTGGAATATCTGCCAGCGGAATTAAAACCCCTACTATGCAGAGATTACTCCAAGAAGAAAGTCAATTAAAGCAGCAGGCGACACAAGCAGTAGAATTAAAGAAAGCAGCTGCAGAAGCAACTACAGAGCAAAATCTTCTTGCAGAAGAAGCCAAAAGACAAGAGTTAGATGTTCCACAGGAAACAGGGGGGGAGCAGCCTATACAACAAGTAGAACAGCCGTCCCAAACATTCGAACAAGATATAGCTAGACTTAGGGCAACAACAGATGAGACAATAGCAGCAGGGAAAGGAATTGTAAAAGCAGGTTTAGCAGGCAGTGCAGTTTTAGTAGGTGCAGCTGCAGTTTTAGCAGGCGGTGCAGTTTTAGCAGGCGTATTAGGCGGTGGAGCAGCTGCAGCAGCAGTAACAAGCCCAGCAGCAGCAATAGCAACCTCTTCGGTTGCTACAACTACGGCAACGGGGTTATTTCATTTAAGTACACTTAAAATTATTTTCGGAGCTTCTGTTTCTAAAATCTTAATAGACAAGCAATTAATGACCTCCCAGAATGTTTTAATTGAAGACATAGCTATGCTAAACGCTGCTAATGCTGCAATAATGACGAATGATATGCAGTATGATGATGTTGTAGAGCTTTATATTCAAAAAGAAAAGGAAATTGCCGCTATGGAAAATAGAATACACTGGATGTCTGTTACTAAATCCTGGGTTATTGACCCGCTGGGTTCTACAGATACTTTGGTTAAATTCAAGGACGCTAGGGAATTAACTATACCTCGGTTAAAACTCGAAAGAGAAAGAATTAAATTAGAAAGCCAAGTGCAAGCGCAGGCAGATGTACAAGCGCAAACTAAGGCAACTTACGGGCAATGATAGAAGAAGCACTAGCTAATTATGGAGTATTGGGAATATGGACGCTGTCACTACTTTATGAAAGATACAGGCAGCAGAGGAGAATGACTTCTATTATTGAGAATAATACTACTGCTATGATTAAAGTTTATGAAGTAATTCAAAACTGCCCTAAAAATAAACGAAAAGCTTAAATACTCAGTGAGTTTATAATTCTTATGGATGAGGTAAAAGAAGAGATTAAGCCCGAAACAACTAAGAATTTTGAAGACTTGGTAAAATCTAGATTAGAAGAGTCTAAGAAAATAGCAGAGAGGCTTGAACATGCAAACGCTGAAGCTGTAGAGCTAATGACTAGGACAATCTTAGGGGGGAAATCTAGCAGCGTTCCGCCGCCTGTTGTTAAAGAAGAAACTCCGAAAGAATATAAAGATAGGATTATGCGAGGCGGAATATGATAGAA